CGGCTGGGGACCGATCACCTCGAACGGCACCATCCCCCACGGCGGGATGCGGACCTTCCGCCCAGATGACGTCCGCACCGTCCACGACAAGAAGCGAGCGCAGGACGCGCTCCGAGAGGAGGAAAACTGATGAAGGACATCTACCGTGACCTCACACTTGATGAGGTCAACAGCGACGAGTTTGAGGAACTGCTCGCGACGGTCGTTGAGGGCTGGTTCATGAATCAGCCGATGGGCTGGATCGACCTCTGCGACCGCGTTGACGGCCTAGCGAGCATCGGCCAGTACGAGAGAATCGACGGCGAGTTGTGCCACATTCATCGGTGTACGCCGAACCAGCAGGACGACCCGGTCGTGAAGCGCATCATCGCTCGCGCCCGGAAGATCAAGAGGGAGTTGAACTCGTGATCGACCTGCTCCAGACCATCAGCATCGCGGGCGTTGCGCTCGCATTAGCGCTCCACGCGAGCGGAAAGGCAGGCGACTGACATGAGCACAAGAGCAAGACAGATTCAGGCAGACATGGCGCTGGACTTGATCACGAACTACGTCCCCGATCTCACCGAGGCCGGTGGCATTGCGGCGGTGAGGCTGATACAGAAACGGTTCGGGTGGACCGGCACGTTCTTCGGCAGGAGCGACGCCGAGTCACGAGCGAGAGAACTTCTCCCGGACGACGCCACCGATCAGCAGGTGTACGACCTCGCCGAGCAGGTGATGGCGTCCGGCGGTTGGAAGCATATGGCGGACGCCATGAACCAGACCGGTTGGGAATGGATGGATGAAGCGTTCCATCAGTTCGACATCATGGAGGAAACTTGCTGTGTATGTGAGGGGGACTGCGATGAGTGACATGCCTGACATCACGGTTAGGGATATCGCGCCCGGCACGGAGTTCGGTGTTTGGAAACGTGGCGTGCTGTGTATGTGGGCTGACTGCGGTCTACCCGCTGTCGGTGTCGACATCACGCTCGACGATTACGTCATCTACGCCGACCCGCGGTGCCTCGAACATTCCGGCGACGAGTGCGCCAACGTAACTCTCATCAGATTCAACGACGAACGGTTGATGTACAGCAAGGAGGACATCTGACATGAATGATTCGACGACCTTCGACGAACCGACACCGGTACCCGGTTTCTCAACGAAGATCCACGCCGAAGTGGTCGACGGCCGATTGCCGGACGGCGAGATACTCATCGAGGTGTGGGCCGACGGGCAGGTTCACCTCGCGTTCCGTGAAGAGCCTCACCACGGCTGGCCTAAGGGCGCATGGACGGTCCTCCCCGGATCGTTCCAGTAACCTACGACACGGACGGTACGCAATGAGTACACTACGCGGAGGAGTGATTATGGCATCGCTTGTTGACCGCCTCAGGCTGAACCGGAACGCCGTTGATTACTCGACCGCGGCGATCATGGAAGAAGCGGCGCGTGAGATCGAGCGCCTCCTTGATGAGTGTGATGCCTTGCGGCAGGCGAACCAGTACCTCGGGGTGTATACGCCCTCGACGGACTGGCCCGACGACGCCTGACCGTCATCATCCTGTAAACTAGAAGCCCATGCGAGTGTGTCTCGTAGCGGTCGCCGCCGCTACACTCACGGTCTCGGCGTGCGGGGCAGGAGCCTCCTTTCCGGTGTATCCCACAATACCCGAAGCCTCCGCTCCGCACGCCGGTCAACCTGCCGCAGAACCGTTCTCTGCTCCCCCTCAGAGGGCGCTAGATTCAGTTCTAAGGAGCGTTCAGCCTGATCCGGCCCGGTTGCCGCACACGATGCCTGATCCTCAGCCTCGACCGCCACAGCGTTCCGTCGTCGCGGCAGAGTTGCCGCCGCACCGATCGAGCGCCCCGGAATGGCGGTGCGACGAATGGGTCGAGACCGCGGTGGACGTCGGGTGGCCCGAGGAGCAACTCCCTAAACTCTCCTACGCGGTGTACCGGGAATCGCGGTGTGATCCAGACGCGCAGAACACGGACGACCCGACCCGCATCGGTTCGCTGGGCCTCATCCAGATCAACGGGTTCTGGTGCCTGCCGTCACAGTATTGGCCGGAGGGCTGGCTTCAGACTCACGGCATCCTTCACGAGTGCGACGAGTTGTTCGACCCGGAAACGAACCTGCGCGCCGCGCTGGCGATCTGGGAGAACTCCGGTTGGGGACCGTGGAATCTCTAACGGTCGCCGAGGTCTGACTGGTTATCAGCCTTACACCGTGAGCACTTGATGAGCCACGGTGCGGTGACGATCTCAGCGAGGAGGCGTGAGCAGTTCGCGCACCGAACCTTGTGGCGGGGCTTGCGCTTTGACTCGGGCTTCGACCGAATCTCCGCGTACGGGTCCGGCGGGATACTCATGTCGCTTTCTGTACCCGGAAGTTCTGCGCGAAGATGACACGGTCCGCGGAGTCACGTTCGAGCGGGAACGGTGACTGAATCGCGGCGACACGGTGATAGCGGGTCGCGGTCAGCGTCTCGTTCAGGATGCCTTCGAGCGCGGTCCACACCGACAGCGCGAGCGTGTTCGCTGAGGAGTAGCCGGGTGCGCGGACGTTCACCTGAATCCTCGGTTGCTCGACTGGCGGCATAGCGTTGCCGCCCATCGTCGACACCGGCGTCTCACCGCCGTACTCGTACAGAGCGACGCAGGTGTCCGGCGTGTCGGGGAGACGTCCGAGGAACAGGTTCGTCCCGAGCGTTAGCGAACCGACCTGCGCGGCGACGTAGGTGCCGAGGTCGTCGAGCATTGCCATCAGCCAGTCCCCCTCGCCGCGATCACGTTGTAATGAGCGCGGATACGGTTCACGAGTTCCTGCGGGTACTTCGCCGTCTCAGCGAGGAACGGGAACTCCAGATACTTCGGTGAACCGCCCGGCGTGCCGGGTGCGGTTGGCCCGGTTCCTTTACGACCTGCGCTCTTGTTCCCGTCGCGTGCCGGGTGGAACAGGTCGAGTCTCTCATGCTGATACAGGGCGTACGGGGTGCCATACCTGATCTCGACTTCGGGGCTGGCGGTGCCGATGCCGCGTGTCTCGTAGGACATCGAACCTTTCAGGTCGCTGAGGTCGTCCGGAACCAACTCTTGCGAGGCGTCACCGATCTGGTTCGCGGCATCCCAAAGAGCGCGTCCCAGCGCGTACTGGACGGATTCGCGGTTCGCTTCAAGCGCGTCAGCCAACTCTCGCAACCCGGTCACCCTGATCTCTGTGCCGCCCTTAGCCATCAGCCATCCCCTAACGACACGACGACGAACTGTTTCCCGTGCTCATCCCACCGTTCGTCGATCTCAATGATCGGACGAATCGACCCGTCAGGGAACTCAATCTCGTCACTCAACCCGAGCGACAGCGTTGACGACGGAATGTACGCCTTGTATTCGATGACCTTCTCGTTACGTTCGAGGTCGGCGTTCTCGGTGGTGACCTTCTCGATGTACGCGGCGTACGACGTCGCGGCACCCGAATACTGGGCCTCGCCGTAGTTGTTCAGCGACGACAAGACACGGATGTTCACCGACCGTGTCGTGAGCGGCTTCAGCGCCGTCAAGAACGCCGTCGACGCAGGCACCGTCAGTCCGCTCCCGGACCGAAGTACTGGACGCCGCGAATCGTCTGCGACCGTCCGCCGTCACGCACGTTCTCGAACTGGCCGGACGAGAACCAACTGCGGAAGATGTCGGAGTTCTCCTCGTCGATGTCCTTGTCGGAGATCGTGATGCCGCCCGCGTACGGAATCGGGACACCGCCCTCGCGACCGGAGAGTTCCTTCAGCGACGACGCCTGCTCGCGGTACGCCTTCGCTCGCTGACTCATCGAGACCGACAGGTCACCGATCTGCTTGTCGGCTTCGCGTGCGAGTTTCGACGCGATCGTCAGACAGCACCGATACGCGGCGTCATAGAGCGCGTTCGTGCCGGTAGACGTCCCCGATGCTTCGGTGTTGACCCACGCGATCTCCTCATCGGAGAGCAACTGGTCGGTCGTGTCGGTGTCGCCGATCAGGAACCGGATCGCGTCACGAGCGTTCGCGGCAGGGTCACCGGCGTAGGTCCAAGTCACGAGATGCTCCCGTCATACGACACGACCTCAGAGCCGGATAGCCCGACTCCTGCGGCGGTGTTCTCCCACCGCGAGTTCC